ATGTATCATGGCGGAGAAGTTGAGGGTCCGGGCACCGGCACTTCGGACTCAGTGCCAGCCCGTCTATCTGACGGTGAATTTGTAATGACAGCCAAAGCGGTTCGTGGCGCAGGCGATGGAGATAGGGATATCGGAGCGGCACGAATGTATGATATGATGGCTGAACTGGAGGCACAGGCGTAATGGCTACTCAAACTGTAATCCAAGAAACAAGGCTACCTGAGTTTCAGGAACAGTTCCTTGCTGACCTTTTAGAACAGGCAGGCACCGTATCCGAAACAGGCATGCCGTATGCTCCATCGCAGCTTGCTGATCTGTCAGAAGCGCAACAGCAGGCTATTTCTTCTGCCATGTCTGGTGTTGGTGCATACGCGCCATACCTACAACAAGCAGCCTCGGCTATCGGTTCTGGGATCACGGGTGCGCAGGGTGCAACTATCACCCCCACATCATATCAACAGTTTATGGATCCGTACCTTGAGGATGTAGTTCAGCAGCAGTACGCTGACATCGCCGAGCAGGGTATAAAGCAGCAGCAGGGTCTTGGCGCACAAGCCATAGGAGCTGGTGCCTTCGGTGGGTCACGACAGGCCATTCAAGCAGGTGAGATTGACAGGAACGTACTGGAGCAGCAGGCTCGTACAGGATCACAGCTTCGCACTGCTGGCTTTGCACAAGCGCAGCAGCTTGCTGGTCAGGCTGCACAGCAGCAGTTGCAGCAGGCACAACTGCAAGGTGCGCTGGGTCAAGGTATCGCCGGTCTGGGTCAGCTTGGTCAGCAGATGGGTACACAGGATATCAACACACTGTTGGGTGTCGGTGGACTTCAGCAGCAGCAGGAACAGCAGGGCTTGAACGTAGCACAGCAGAATCTTCTGGCGCAGCAGCAGCTTCCGTTCCAGCAGGTCGGCTTCTTGTCCGATATCTTCCAAGGTGTTCCAGCCTTACAATCAACATACTCTACCACTACAACACCGCCTCCAAGCGCAACGTCCCAGTTGCTAGGACTTGGTATCGCGGGCCTTGGAGCAGCAGGCCAAGCTGGTGGGTTAGCTAAGTTATTCGGGGGCTGATATGAATCCTATGAACCGCAAAATGTTTCGTGACCCAATGGCGAGCAGGCAAGCTGCTGGCATCTTGGCGTCATCCCCTGAACTGATGGCAGCAGCGCAACGCAGGCAACCTGTGCGCATGGCTAACGGTGGCACTGTTAACACTCAGGGAAACTATTTGCTTGCGGTTCAAAATGCTATTCAGGCGGGGGATAAAGCTGCTCTTCAAGAACTGGCTAAACCCATAAACTACGGTCAAGCGGCTCGGACCCCGGACGGTAAGGCTGCTATCGCTTTAGCCACTAAGGCATTGGCTGCTCCAAAGGCAGAAGGCACTGTGCTGGACAAGCTGTCTAGTGGAATATCTAAAGTTGCAGAAGTAGATCGCAACATATATGAAAATACTGATCAATTTTTATTCGGCACAGATGATCGTCAAAGTCCTCTGCAATCAGCGGCTAGAGCGGTAATGTCTCCGCTACAATCTGCCGCTAATGCAATTATTGGTACTCCTGGGGCTGTCGCAAGAGATGTTAAAACCCTGGTTACTCCAGTCTCCACTGCAACTGGAATGACTCCCGCAGAAGAACTCGCTGCTTATCGGCCCGGTACGGTTCCTCCGAGTCAGGGTGCCATGCCGGCAAGCGCCCCCGCTCCTGGTGCTGGTGCTGGTGCTGCAACTAAAGCAACTCCAGTCACAGTCACAGATACTGTCGGCACCACTCCTGATGCGGCAGGTAGCGCAGGTGAAGATTCTTCTACCCCGCAGACAGAGGGCAAAAGCGCGGCAGAATTATTAGCTGAAGCGACTGCCAGACAAAAGGGTGAGACTCCTGCCGCAGCTACAGCGGGGGCTGGTGATACTGACGCCGGTACAACAGGTTCTGGTAACATAACTGCCGCCAAAGTTGTATTGCCTGAATCATTAAAGAATCTGCCAGAGGGTGGCGTAGAAAGGGCACCGGGGCAGGCTCTTACAAGGGGTTTTGAAATTGGGTTTAATGAGGCAGATGCAGCAGCCGATAAGGTAGACAGTGTCTTAAATCAAAACAGACCAGCTAAAGACGTGGCTAAAGACAATGACGCCGCTTCAGGTATTGATCCAAACCTCTCTAGGTCAGAGAGAGTTAAGCAGCGGGTCGAGCTATATCGTGAGATGCTGGGTGACGAAGCTGTTAAGGACATTCGCACAGACGCTAACTACAATCTTATGATGCTGGGTCTTCGTATAGCGTCAGGTCAGTCAGAAAATGCCATAAGCAATATTGCTCAAGCTGGTGCCGCTCAACTTGGTGAGTTTGGAACCGCAGTAGGCGAAGAAACTCAAGCCAAAGTTAAAGAAAAGCGTGACATGAACCTCATGGCTATTGGTGATGTTAACCAAGAGATGGCTACTGAAGCTGCGGCTATGAATGCTGCGGCGGAAGCAGAAAAAGACAGACAGTTTAAGTGGGATGTGAATAAGTCTAATCAAGCATTTCAAGCGGCAACAGCGGCTCAAGATAATATTTGGCAAAATGACAGGATACAGACACAAATTAATGCGTCTCTTAAAGAAGCGGGCATGCAAATTGATGCTGCAAACCTTCGGCAGAAAAATGATGCTGCGTTGAGGGTTGCATTACAAAATGCTCAAAACGAAAACCAGGTGAATCTTGCCCTAGCAAACCATAATTTCGCAGCAGAGCAAGCTAAAGAGGGCAGGATATTTGATCTGGAGAAGTTGGGTATTGCACAAGCCTTTGCGAAGGACCAGGGACTCAGTGAGCAAGCCTTCCGTGAAAAACTTGCGAAGCTCCCAGGTGACACGCAAAAGCTGTACGAGCAATTCTTGACACCCGCGCAGATTACAGAGCTTCTCACAGTTGATAAAACGAGTAAGGACAGAAGTAAGTACAAATCTAGCTTTATCAGCGACGTGATGGTCAAAGGAGAAGCTGCCATCAACATGGAGGATAGTCTAGTACAAGAGCTACTAAACTTGCCTGCAAACCAAGGTAAAAGCGAAGATGAACTTCGTGCCTTTGTAAAAAATAATGACTTGGTCGCAAGAAAGTTTTCTGACCTGTTCGACACAGTAGTATGGCCCACACTTTAAAATAGAGGGGCAGATGGCAAAAACTTTTCTTGAGCAGATGCAGGAGGAACTAGAAGCCTCCACCTCAACTCCAACCTCTACTGACTTCGCATCCACCAATCGTAGGAGAGAGCTTACCGACGAGAACGAGGGTACGCTTCAAGAGATTGGTGAGGGTATCGTATCTGGTGTGTTAGCTGTTCCACAAGGGATCTTGGAACTGGGTGGTTCTGCCATAGATCTGGTAGCAGATACAAACTACGCGCAGAATGTTGATGACATGTTCGCCGGTATTCGAGCTGCTGGGGGGATTGATCCCGTTGGTACTCCAGGTGAAATCGCTGAAGTCGTTACTCAGTTTGTAGTTCCTGGTCTAGGTGTTGCTGGCGCTGTCGGTAGAATGGGCGCTCTTTCAAATGTGAGCAAAACAACCAGAGCCGCCGCACAAGCTGGGGCCGCTGGGGTTACTGATGCTGTTGTATCGACAAACGGAACAACAACAATCGGAGACTTTTTCGGCGGGGGTCCAACAGAAACCACAGATCTAATTGGTCTTGAAGGTAGAGAAGCCGCTGCCGCTAGAATCGGGAACAAGCTCAAGGTGGGGTTTGAAGCCGCTGGCGCGACTGCTCTTGTAGAACCTACATTCAAAGCTCTTGGACTCGTGGGCGGAACAGCCGCTAGGATTGCCTCTAAGCCAGCCATAGTAGGAACAGCAACACAAAAGCTGATGGAAGCAAGCACTGCACTGTCCACTCGTGGCGGTGAGTTTGCAGAAAAACTACTGGGGGAAGAAAACTTTGATGCGGTAAAATCAGTGTTCAGGGCAAGAGGAAACCTGCCACAGGACGTATTTGAGGTTAGATCTCTTATATCTGGACGGGTTCAGGCAGAGGCTAACATTGCTGCTCGCACCCTGAAAGACTTAGGCAAAAACATAGATAAAGCATACAAGGGCGTTGAAGAGGTTATGGTTAACGGAACCTCTCTTACTCGGGCCGACTTGAACAATGATCTGTACGGTTACTTGACAGGTGAGATTTCTGAAAAAGCGTTGCCAGACTTCATAAAGGTACAAGCTAAAGCTATGAGAGATCAGGTTGATGGCCTGTCCAATAGAATCCTTAACTCAGACTATCTCTCAAAGTCTGACCAGCAAGACATCATAGACACAATTAAAGGTAATATTGGCTCTTACATACGCCGCAAGTATCGCTTGTTTGAGGACGGCAAAGGGTTTATGCAAACTGCCGAATTCAAAAAAGGCAAGGCTGACACCATAAAATTGTTTGAAAAAAACCCGGATATATACAGACAGTTCCATGATCAGATTATCGGGTTTGATGATCTAAGTGGTCTGTCAAAGGTTGATGAAGGGGTTTTTGTTGGTGTCGGCAAATCGCAGAAAGTAAGCAGGCAAGCTGCTGAAGACTTGACTGAGAAGTTGCTTGCCGCTTCTCAGGCCAAGAAGGGTAAATACGCAAAAAATGTAGGCGTAAACAGAGTTGTTGTTGATAAGTTAAGAACAGATTTGTTTAAAGCGAGGAACAGCCAGCCAGAAGCAATCCGTAGAATGCTGGGAGAGGTGAAAGATCCGCAAGAGGCATTCATATCTACCATTGAAGACATGGCTGTGTTTTCAGCGACAGATGATTTTCTTGGGTACATAGCCAACAAGGCTGGAGATAGCGGAGAGATCCTGACAAAAGAGGCGTATGCCAGACTACCTAATGAGCTGAAAGAACAGTACGAGGTTCTTGGCCCAGCCAAAAAAGGTGCCGCAGATTACTGGGGCACAGCCTCTGGCCTAGCTGTGAGCAACAACATGTACAAAGATCTCACAAGGATTGTTGCAAACGATACGTCTTCAATGGGTAACTTGGCTCGCTCTTCTTACTCCGCGTTTCTCAGAGCGAAGGGCATAACGCAGTTTGGTAAAACTGTTCTATCCCCCGTTACACAAGTAAGGAACGTAACATCTGCTGCTTTGTTTGCTTTGGCACAGGGTAATGTTGGTCGTGGGGCAAACGTCTTTGAGTCATTTAACATGGTTATGAACAATATAAGAAAGAAGTCCACAGCCGAGCAGTTAGAGGAATACGCCAAACTTCAGAGACTGGGTGTAATCGGCAATCAAGCACAGTTAAAAGAGATAGACAGACTCATTAATGAAGGCTACGGAGTCACTCGTGACGCTGATGAAGTCATTGCTGGAATCAGGGTCGGTAAAAATGCTGGAAATAAATTTACTCAATCTAGCGCGGCTCAGTTCCTGAACAAGAAGCTTGATGTTGCCCGAGAATACTATCAGGGCGGTGATGATCTTTGGAAAATATACAACTTTAACTTTGAGAAAAACAAAATACTGTCTGCCTTTGGGACAGAGTTAGAGGCCACCAAAGCATTGCGAGCTTCTAAACAAATCACAGAAACTCAAACGCTAGACGATTACGCTGCCGACATTGTTCGCAACACCGTGCCCAACTATGAGAGAGTACCGGCTTTTGTAAAGGGTCTTCGTAAGCTACCTCTTGGTAACTTTATTGCGTTTCCTGCTGAGATTCTTCGTACAAGTGCAAACACACTAAAGCAATCACTTGACGAACTAGCGAGTGGCAACGCAAGAGTTCGTGAGATTGGAATGCGTCGTCTTACTGGGTTGATGTCCACCACGATGATTCTTCCCGCTGCCATTCAACAGACAGCTATGGGCTTGACCGGCGTCAGTCAAGAACAGTTAGACGCAGCTAGGCGTAGCGCGGCCCCTTGGTCTCGTAACAGTAGACTAATCCCTACCTCAGTGGATGAGGATGGGAATCTAACAGGATACGTTGATTATAGCTTTACTAATCCATACGACTATCTCCAGCGTCCTATACAGGCAATCTTTAACGCTGTTAAAGATGGGCAGGACTTAGGAAAAGACACAGGAAGTATTGCCACCAACGCCGTATTAGAAGCTGTTACTGAAATGGTAAAACCTTTCGGGGATGAGTCTATGCTCACCGAAAGATTGTTAGATTCAACGTATCGGCAGGGTGTTACTGGCACAGGAGCGCGTGTCTACAGAGACGTAGATACCCCCGGCACCAAGGCTTACAAAAGTCTTTTCCATATAGCCGAAGCATTTAATCCTGGCGGATCTCCTGTAACATTTAAAGCGCAGGAAAAAACAACTCAGACTGGTGGTTTTGAGTTTGGTAGGTTTTTGCGTGGCACACTCCCTGACGCTATGGTCAGCGACAAAGACGCTGCTGGAAACGAAAGAAGCGCGGCGGAGGAACTTCTTCGTGCTGTGACAGGACTGGGCGAAGTCAAAGTAAAGCCAGACAAAATTGCCATGTACTCATCTTTTGACTACAGCAGTAACATAACAGGTGCCCGCCAGATTTTTAACACAGCAGTTAAGACTCAAGGTGCCTTGTCCGATAGTGATGCTACATCTGTTTACCGAGACGCTAATGACGCACTCCTCAGAGTTCAGAACAGAATGTACCAGACCGTAAATGATATGCGGGCGCTTGGCATGAGAGATAGCGAAATCAGAAGGTCGCTAAAAAAATATAAGGTTGGTGACGTAACAAATCTTATGCGTGGTAAATTTACACCTATGCAGGTTAGTGACGAAACTAGAAGAGCGGTCAGAGATAACGGCAACCGCTTGCCTATGAGTGAGATACGTTCAATTCAAAGAGAGTACAGAGGAATAGAACTTGGCGGAGAGGAAGAAGAAACTCGAACCTTGGACGCTGGGGTTAGCGCACCCATCGTAATGCCCCCTAGCCTTACATCTAGCACCACTCAACCATCTCCCGCAGCGGTGGTCGCTCCCACTGCGGGACAGGGGGTCGGAGCGCAACAGACAGCCCCTGCTGCTCCGACCTCCAACACCACGATTAGAAATAATCCAGCCTTACTTGGGTCAAATCCAATTAATGTCCTGAAGAACATGATTATAGGTCAAAGGAATCCATAGTATGTTAAACTGGCTGAAGAGTTTATTGTTTTACAAACACACAGGCGATATGAGCCGGCACAGAGTCCATACTGCTAAGTATGAAGACCTGTGTATGTAACGAGGTTAGCTATGAATAAAGATAGATTGCGCGAGGAAATCGCAGAGGACGAAGGCTGCAAGTACGAAATTTATTTGGATCACCTTGGTCTACCCACAACGGGTATCGGTCATTTGATTACAGAGTCGGACCAAGAACACGGCAAGCCTGTCGGTACAGTGGTCGAACAAGAGCGGGTCAAGCAACTGTTCAACCTCGACATGGCTGTTACGGTAGAAGAGTGCAAGGTTCTGTACCCAGACTTCGACGAGCTGCCCGAAGAGTGTCAGCATATCATTGCAAATATGATGTTCAACATGGGCCGTCCTAGACTCAGCAAGTTCAAGGGTATGAAACGTGGTGTGGACGCTCGTGACTTTATGGCAGCAGCCGACGAGATGGTCGATTCCAGGT